TGTAGAGTACTGTTAGCAAAATTTAGTATTGTGTATCCACCATCCTCATTAAAATCCGATTCGCTTACTACTTCAATATATGCCCGTCTTTCCTCAACCTTGGCAATTCTAGTCTGCGTTCTTGCAGTCCCCACAGATGACCAATCATCACCTACTCCAGGGATTAAACCTTTTCGATCTGTGTAGGGAATTCTTCCTTCATGTTCACTCCCTAATACATCAGTAACAATCAGATCAGCTAACAGTGATACAGAGTCACCAGAAGTATGGGCATAAGCAAGAGGGTCTTCTAAAGTAACTACATTCGTACCAGAAACGAATTCTTTGACAATAACCACTTCCTCAACATTTCCGCCCGTTACATTGTCGTCAATAAAGAGGCGAAATCCAAAAGTAGATTCCGGTAAACCTGACGCACCAGAAAGAGTGAATGTGGTGTCCCCTTGACTTGGAGAACTCGCTAAAGTGACTCCAGCAATATCTCGTCTGAGAACAATGTCATCAATATCTACTGTCTCGTCACCAGCAAGATTTCTACCGATCCTGACTTGTTGATAGTCTGTGTTGTACTGACTGGCATCGCGTACCTCAATCACATTTCGAGACGCCAATTGAGATACTTCAAGGCTGGTTGGTCCAGCTAGATTCTCATCCAAAGTTGTTTTCGTAGACCTAACTGACCTTTCAGCTAATGTCCAAAGATACGGACCTTGGTATAGATAAGGAGTGGCAGTGAACTGTCTTCCATCTTCAGTGTTTTCACCAGCGTAATTATTATAATACAGATCAACTGTTTCTCCACCAGTATGATCTTTAGTCATCGGTCTCAAAAGCCAGAGCTTATTCACATTGGAGATCTCTATTACCTCCCCCACAGCGTGTGCGTTAGCAGTTACGGACGTGAACACAACCAAATTGGTAGCAAGATTAATCGAATCTAAAATCAGTGTTTCCTCGTTTCCACCGCCTCTATCTATCGTGATGTCCAATATGCCTGTTACTATGTATAGTTCATTCAGTATGGAAGCGTTGTTCACAAAGATCTCAGTTACCCCAGATGAGTAAGGAACAGTTACAACTGTGGTAAACCTGTCTATTCTCCCATAAGGGACATCCTCTTGGTTTCCACCTCCCGAATCAATTCTGATCACTCCAGCACTTGGGAAGCTGCTAGCGTCTGCTATAACTATTGACTCATCTCCCACGATAGAAGATGTCCCTACAGTAGACGAAGCTACTGCACTATTACTTCCGTGTAGAAATGAAGCATCTATAAGTCTGCTGCTGTCGTATATTTTTGGAATATATATCTTTAATACTCGGGTCTCTGTCTGAAAGATATCCCAATTTACCCCATTAACAAGAATTTGTACTGCTTGAACAGGATCACCATACCTGAGAAGATTGACGTAAGCCGTCGTGTATGTATTAGTCAACTTCCTGTTAAGCACTAGCTGGTTTGATAGAGGCCACTTTTCAGAGTAAAAGACATCCTCAGTCGTGCCTCCACCCTGTTCGGTTATTCTAATATATCCTTCAGAGGGAAAATTGCTTACGTCACCAATTGTGATCAAATCTCCCGTAGATGCTACTTCATCTAACGTCTCGACCGTAAAGGAGACGACGGGTCCGACGTGATCGTTAACCAATGGGGCTGTCGTAAGTGTAGATGTGATTTCGTCGTTATTAGACATCAACACTACTTCTTCTGAATCAGTCCCTACGCCTATAATGATCGGTACAGTATCTCCACCACTTGGTGTTGGAAAATCTAGTGTACTCATGAGCACAATGGACGTAGCTCCAGCAGAGTAGTCTGTAGTCAAATAGCTCAGCGCATTATCCACAAGAGCTGTATGACTTTTTGTTGTCGATTCTGATAGTGTGACAACTCCATTTCGAGGATCACGAAATGAGTAATCTATAATCTCCTCGCTTGATGTACCAGGATCAATAGTTAAGGTACCTAACTGAGGTATTCTAGTTCCGTCAGTTATAGTGATTTCTTCATCTAGGGCGTCAACATCAGCTCCCAACATTGTGACAGCTGTATGTTGCGGACCTATCATAATATCCAAAAGATCTCTGAAGACAGTGGTGATCTGTCTAGTATCTATAGCTAGCCGACGAACTACCGCTCTCCATAGATCATCATAAGCAAACCCTAGTATGGGTCTCTCGACTCCGAGGTTACTAGAGACTGTGGATAGGTATTTACCGTCAGCCCTATCTAGAAAAAGCTGATCTCTACATTCATTTATTGCTGACTTAACAACCGGCATTAGAGCACCGCTACCAAACTTGATCCCAAAGTATCATAAGGTCTGGGAAGTTCATTTTCTAAGATCACCATATCGTTATCTGGAGATATGATTTTGGCGTTGATGACCCCCACAGTACTCATCGCTCGTTCAATGATACTAGCTAAGATCACATTTTGACCAATGAGAAGACCCTCAATATACGTTTCCACAGCTGTTTGAACGTTGTCTTTGATGTCTGCCTCATCCTCACCGCTGCTTACAGCAATCGATATAGTAACAGAAACTTCTCTAATAATAGGAGTATCTACGTATATAATAACTCCTGCAGCTCCTACTCCTGGGTAGTTAATAGTATCAAGCTTGTCTCCATTTACTGTCTTCTGTATCCTGCTGAACAAGCCTGTCATATAGGTGTAGTTTCCTATGATCTGAGTATCTTGAGCCAATCCAACTCCGTAGATTTGGACTTGACCGTTAGTCCTGTTGATAAAGTAGTCCAGCCCCTCCACAAGTAGCCGGTAAACTCCGGTAGCATTGCAGTACAGGTTGTAGCTATTTCTTCGTATAGGATAGTTAGCTAGTTGAAAGAATTTTTGTCCTTCTTCAGCTAAGGTAAGCTTGTCAATAAGTAATACTTCATCAGTATCATCATGACTGTTGACTGTCGTTCCAGATAGATTAAGTTGTACTGCTGTCTTTGATGTGTACTCAATAATCTCAGCTTGAGCTGGATTCTCAGGACTTATTAAAATCCATCCGCTACTTGGAAATGCTTCAGTCGAAGTTAGTGGAACAGTAGAGCTAGATGGAGGCAGAACTCCCCCATTGTTAATCTGAGATCGAGCCATCACTACATTTGAAGGTACGAATCCTGTGCCGTCATCCACGTACAATAAATGTTCTTCAGTAGTGAAATTTTCGATCAGATTAGCTGCAACAATTTGTTGTCCTGTGTCAGGATCTCTCGTACCTTTCACTGAAGACTCAATAGCCCGTCTAGTACCTTTTCCTAATGCGCTTAGCCTATCTCTCAGACGAATCCTCAACTCGGAGTCAGTTTCTCTGTCTCGTCCACCAGTAGCTACTGTAGTATTAATAACCCCAGCACCTGAAAATGGAGGAGAACTGGTGAATTGCTTGATCTGTCCAACACCTGCGTTGGCTTGTTTTCCGTCAACTACAGCTTTTACCCTCACAATTGTAGATTCGTAATTTCCAGCTATCAAAGTAGCTGAGTCCACTGACTCAAATACAATTGGACTGACTGTTCCTTGTGATGGAATTTGTACCTGTACACCAGAATTAATGTTTATGTCCGATCCAATGACCTCAGAAACTCTGTCACCTGTAGAGTGTACTTTAGTCGTAGCAGAAATAATAAAAATATTGGTTGAGGTATCGTTGTTTGTTACCGTCACATCCTCTACATTAGCTGATCCTTCTCCAATACGAATCGTGTATGGATAGCCAGACACTGGAAATTCGTCACTATCGTCGATCTCTATTGAAGTTACCCCTACAATTGTATTGAACTTCAAAATATTTTTGGTCATATTATCATTGCGGTATTTGATCTTAGATATTGCTGCACTTGCTAACAGTCGCGATACGTTAAAATCACCAGCACGCTCATCCAATCCTTTACCTGTAGCTGTTGTATATCGGTAGTCATCTAGTAGCGTTACCATCTGATGATACTGTTCATCATCCTCTAAAGCGGCAGCTTCCAAGAGCGTTCGGATAACTGATCCTACTGAGAAATCTGTTAGTGTCGTGTTTGCTCTAACATGAGCCATCATGTCTAACAAAATGGTGTCAAAAACTCGTGGTTGGAAAGCCATTTATCACGTCCTCCTAACAGAGATATCTATTGGCAGCTCGATATTACTGTCTTTTAATTCAGCAGTGACGCTCGTCGTAATCACATCACCTTTAATAAACGTTTTCAATTTCTTGATTCTACTTATTCGAGGATCTTGAAGAACAGTTCTGCGAGTACCGACCATGAACTCATTGAACTTTTGTGCAGTCAGTTTTGATCCTATAGGAAATCGTGCCCCAAAAACAGGGTGAGTAGGTAACTCACCTTGCTCTGTTGAAAATTTAATCATCATCGCTTGATTGACATTAGGTAGTCCATCAATCAATGCTAGATCACCGTTTTGACCAATCTCGATATCCGCTAAGCTAACACCATCAGCTCCAGAATCTCTCAATTTTAAATCTCTACCATACTTCCTCTGAATAGGAGTTTGACTTTCCATATCTGAGTCAGTATTGAGAGGTTGCATCACTGAAGAAGTGTCTCCAGTGGCTTGCTTAGGTATAAGTATTTTATCTCCAGGAGCCAATACACCGTCAGCTCTCACTGGTCCAATATACGGTGATTTTAGATTATTTACGATAGCAAGTTTTTTCCACTGAGCCTCATCATTCAAATATTGCTTAGCTAGTGATCTAATATCATCATCTTTCTTCACCTCTGCCTCATATGCTGAAGGAGGAATGCTAATATTGTGTGGGTCAAGTGGAGAGAACGAGAATGGAGATTTCGTTCCACCCTCATTGTAGTGTTTCGCATAATTTTCAACCACTACTTGCTTAGGTTGAATAAATAATGAATCTAAAGTCTGAAGACGTTTAGATGTCCTTTGCAACAATTTTGCCGCAAAAATGACAGGGTCTTTGTGACATGCTAAAGCTGCCATGTCACTAGGCATAACTGTAAATCCAAAACCAGTATTAATAAGAACATTAATACCTCCAAACGCTCTCCGGTCTCCTCTCTTTTTTCCATAGTGGAGCTGTCTAGCATAACCTTCTAGTTTTTTAGCCTCATTAACCAAGTTTTTTAAGTCACTCTTCCACTGATCTGTAAGTCTCTTCCCCGTCTCTTTGAACGACTGGAGTGACTGGAGTACTTTTCCTGCACTGTTTAGAACAGAGCTAGCGATGTCCATCGGAATTGACATCGCTAAACTGACGATAGACCCTGGCAAATTGGTTATGAAATCAATTGCATTTGCGATCTGAATAACAGCTTGTGTGATGTCTTTAGCTGCTTGCTTTACCAAAGCAACAGCATTACCAATCTTATCCCACGTACTCAGCGGGTCTCTTACATACGAAAGAGCGATGTCCAACCTGTAAAGAGTGCGTAGAGCAATAGAATAATTCCAACTGAGAGGATTAGAACTGTCTCTACTTGTTGTGAAACTGATCGGCTCTACCACATAGAACTCATCTTCTTTGCTGTACATCCAATACATTATGATCTTTCTGCCCAATTCGTTGTCTTTCTTGTAGTTCCAATATCCTCGGAAAATGTTTCTCAAGAATATGATGTCATCGTGTCCAGTGATCTCTTCTGGGTCTAGTCCTCGCTCATCTGCTCCGCCAAAAGCACGGGGCAACAGGCTAATTATCGGTATTCTGCTTACCTCACCCGGTCGAAGACCTACCGTTCCAGTAATTCTTATCTCCTTGAAGATGTTACCTTGTGACTCTATAAATTTTCCGCCATCCTGAGTAGCCATTACCACCGTAGCAGCATTTTCCACAATCTCATATGATTGCGGTGGTGTACGAAATTGAAAAAAAGGCATCCCTCGCTCAGCTGGGTCAGCCCCTGGAACTGTCACTTCTGACCAATCTTCCATGTTAAGAATACCCAGAGCGTACATGTATTTAAGCTCAGATCGATTCTGAGATGCTGATCCCCAGTACTCTCGCGCAGGATGCGAGAGATCATTCATGGTTATCCAAGAATTTCCTGAATCTTCTTTACTCATATATTCACCTATATTATCGGAGCAGGACCACACCCTGGAGGAGGTCCTACAGGAAATGCCGTGTCCTTTACCATTACTGTTCTCGTAAACGCATCCAACGCAACTGCCATTTGCTCAGCAACTTGAGAAGAAGTTACCGTCCCCCCAGATTGAGCTGCAGCATTCCATATTGATACTAGCTGTGTTTCTAGCGCAGAAGTTCCCGTGATGGCTGTTACTAGTCCCGTTGCTCCGAACAACCCGCCCTGCCAATAATTTTCAAATGCTAGAGACCACTCTCCAGCAGCTGTCTCCACGTCAACTACAGGAGGTATTGAGGTAGCTGAAGCTATAATGGTGTCTTCGCAACCTTGTTTATTAACTAGTGAAGGAGGAAACATGGAACAGGATACTCCTGTCTTCGCGTACACGTCATAAGCTGTGACAATAGCTTTCACCACCACGTCAGTGCCTGAAAGAGATTCTGATCCCAAAGCAAACGCAGCTATAAGTGCTGTCTTCAGTGGGTCTAGTTGAAGTGGCATTATGTTGGTTTCACTTTCTGAGTCGTCACAAAGTCACTCAGTTGGGTTTTGGCTATGATCTCAGCTTTAATAGCATCAAATATAGGTTTGTTCAAAACAGGAGGGACGCTTGGACCCACAGGTGTTGAGACTGTGATGGTACTGATCGCATCTATCAGCTTCTCCATAAGAGTCACCCACAGGTCGCCACATATGATAGGTTCTGTAGAGCTTGCACTCCCTACCTGAATGGTTTGACCTTCGAGGACAAACTTATCCTTGCTCTTCATATTTATTAGCTTGTCAATAAGCAGGTCTACTTCTCCGGCATATTCTCCACCAGCTTCTCCCACAATCGCAAGCTTGCTTGTGTGGACGAGGACATCGTATTCCTTGCCTCTGATATATGTGCGAGTTTTTTCTCTAGCAGCTGGAGCACCTTTGGAATGCTTATAGTGAGGGAGTGATGGGTCTCGTGTTTGATTATCGTCATCACTGGATGCTGAAAGTCCTTCAACCGGCTTGTTCCAGTTAAACTCCAACTGCTGTGTCTTCTTTACATCGATTTGGATACTCCCTCCAGGATCATACTCTTTTCTGGTAGGTTTCTTATCTAATACAAAATTAGCGTTAGCCTCTGTAGTGTCTATATAGATATCACCCTTTTGACTCACAACTAACTTAGTACCATTGATTCGTCTAACTTTTCTGAATTTATTCTTTTTGATGTCCACTTGTGTCAAGAAGTCTCCACCTGAAGTGGCCTGATCGTAATTGTTGCGTGGGTGGTTCCACCAGTTTTCAATATATGGCCTATCAATGCTTCCGCCAACGAAGTTTACTACACACCATTCAGCATCCAGCTCACTAACATCAATACCTGCGAAGTGTTCAGGTACCTCCATTCCCCCTATGAGGTCTTTATTCAATCCTCTAGGTAAGTCCTCATCGAAATTGTCCAAGCCAGAGTGAGACGATGGCGGGATTACTACATTTTCCAATATCAAATTTGGTTCAGAGTTTGCATCAACTATCAATACTCGACACTCATTACGCCACCCGCGATCATCTGAAGTGACTCCTGACGAAAGATTGTCTTCATTGTCAGAAGGGTTAACGCTTAGTATCAGTCCTATCATAGAACCAGTAACTAGCATATCCTCATCAATAATAGAGTCCCCATATTGAGCTGATGCTGTAACTGATCCGTCTGGTAATACTGGCATATTTCTACCTAAAACTTCTTCGTTCCACCGACCCCGAGACCATCTGCTAGGGACGATAGAGAGGACCCATAGGGTGATTTTAGAAGCTCCAATAACGACACACCATAGTGCGTTGTGTAGATCTCTAAATAGTCAGCTAAATTCTGATATGTAGTTGCTGCTCCACCGTTTGCGGCAATATATCCTGCAGAATCAGCACCCCACGTTTTTAGATTGGAATTAGGATCATCTATTAAATTTTTCAGTTTAGGATCGTTGTCTAGTTGCACCAAATCAGCTAATTCCTCGCTCGGAAAAGACAGGTAATTAGCTATCGCTCTTTGTGTAGCCAATGGATCACGTTGCTTGAAGAAATGTGCCAATCTTCCTGTACTTTGCCTATCTCCCTTGAATGTTTTTAGTTGTGGTTTTATATAGACAGGGAAAGGATCGTTTCGCTGCCCCCTGCTAAGTGTCAATGTCGTTGTACAAAGACCTGGATACACCCAACGTTGGTTAACCGACTCAGTATAATAAGATTCGTTTCTTTCGACTACATCCAAACGATATCCGACCCTAATTTCAGGTCGGAATCTCGTAGTTATTGAACCATTCAAGTACTCAATGTTGTGCTGATACCAGTGGTCCATCATCAAGGCCCACCGAGCTAACTTTTGTCGAGTACCGTAATTATCAACCCCACCTTCTTGCATATACTTTTTAGAAAATCTAGCAAATCTAGTCGTATAGGTTTGGACTCGTAAACCGTGACGAGCTACTGAAACGGGATTAGCTATGGGCTGCAAATCTTGAGTGAGAAACTTCATATGTTTTCCCACAGGTCCATCACTGTATAGTTCAAACAGATTTGTCACATCATTGTCGCTGCGTCCAATGTTCTCCGAGATGATGTCGGAGACATGGACTGTAACCACATCCAAGTGCTTGTACGCTACCTGGCTACTGTCCGCCAAAGCTATAAAGTCGTGAAGCACTGGTTGCATCTTAACAATAGATCTTCCAGCTTTACCTGGTCCTCTAGCTGAAAAAATATTACCTATCTGAATCACTCCAACACTCTTTTTAAAGATCTTAACCTGAGAAGCATTAATTGATTCAATAGTACTAAAAGGATGCTCTCTCATCACAATGGCAGGAACATGTCGAACCGATACTGGGCCGAGATAGTCTACTAAGCTCTCGTCGTAATGTTCATCACCCTCGCGTGCATAGTCTCCCTCTTTTAGGGGCTCATCATCAGAATACTCTCTACTCAAAGGTCGGAGATCACAGAACAGCTCATTTACAATCGGATTAGCATAAGCATTCATTAGTCCCCAAACCGATCCTTGTTGCGTCCAGATCGGAGCAGACACTATTGATCCATCAATAGCCAACCATTCAATAAATGAGTAATCAAGAATATCTAGTAGATGGTTCTTTCCGTCAGCAACGGTGGCTTCTACAGCAAGACCCGTATGTATGTCGGGCAAGTCCATTGTGTTTGGTTGCAATCCAGCTTTTACCAATAATGCACCGATAGCAGCTGCAGATAGTTTTTCATCTGTGTTAAATAGCGAAGTATCTGGGCCAGCTTCTGGAGTCTCTTTCCAGTTTTGCACAACATTTGCAGCGTCAGCAGTTAATTTTTTGACCCAATCAGTAATAGTTCCTTGTCCTATTAGAGTCTGCAAATCTTTGGGAAGCCTAGCTTTAACCCACTTTTTTCTAACTTCTCTACTTGCGTCAATTTTCGCTTTATCTGCTGGATATTTAGGAGGAAGTATAAACTGTGAGCCGAAACCTAACATAAGAGTTGAAAGATTAAGAATAAGATCGGCAGGTGTACCATATATAGTAATACCTTTTGTCCTAAGAGCAGCACCGGCTAGATGCTTAGTCCCCGCGAAAGTACCTACAAAATCATCTCGATCAGCTATATGTGGATTGAAGTAGATACAAGTTTTGTCAAATGCTTTAGTAAAGTCTGAACACGAAACTGAGAACATTGTGGTGGTTGCCCCATCTTCTGATGTAACAATGTCTCTTGATATTCTGTCAACGAATCCGAAGAAAGTTCTAATGAACCCTCTACCATCTCCTGGGTCAAACCAAATATTTACATAGTCATTGGGGAATATGTAATTCAAATAGTTTCGTCTAGGAACTATAGTAAGAGAAGCTCCCCCACCTTGTTTGAGTGACTTACTAGTTTGACACTCAACCACATCGTTAGAGCAGTCAATCACACCGTTTAATGAGTTATCAATCACATGCGAATGGATAAGCACCCTACAACGTGACCGCTGTCTGGATATGCCGTCAAAAGTTTCCGCTCCAAACGGATCTTTTTCTTTATCTTCACTCATTATTTTACGTCGTGTTGTGATGTGGGTGCAGTCATACTTCTACTACCGCCGAGGGTAGTCCGTTGACCAGCTGCACCCGCTTTGGGTACTGGAATCAATAGAGTTCTCCGTCTCTGCTCCTCTGCTTTGAATTCTTCTGTACTACCCCAACCTTTACCACCAGACTCAGTCTTATAGGTACCCGCTTTCGCTTTATCTATCCTTCGTCTGGCGGCAGAAGTAGCTTCAATATATTCTTTCGGACTGATATTAGCTCCCCTATTCTTTTTATTGAGCATAAAATCCACTTCAGAAGCAACATCCAATCTTTGCTTTTGATTCATGGTGGCTAATTCAGGAATCTTTTTTAATACTGCACTAAGTAAATCACTCATCCCCTGCGTTCTTTCCTTTATTCTAGACATATCGCTTCCATGTCTTTCTAGATTCTCTTTTCCTTCGCCAAACCAATAATCCATGTTAGATCTCATATTAGTTACTGGATTCCACGAATTCAATCCAGAATTCGTTTCATCTTTTAACTTTTTATAAGATTCATCAGCACTACTCTTTCTAGTTTGAAGGGCTGATTTTAAAGAGACAAGAGAGCCTTTGAAATAAGGATCAATATCCTGTACTGCTTCTCGTGCCTTCTTTCGGGCAGGCCCCATAATATCGCCTTTACCGAACATAGATTCTAAAACCTTATCTGCAAATCCTGAAAGAGTTATGTAAGTCTCTTGGATCCACGTTCCTATTCGAGGTAACCATTCCGACAAAACTTTTAACGCACCCAACTGCAATTTCTGCATCTGCATGAACATTGGGGCAAACCTACCGCCGATACCGATCTGTGTAGCTTCTACCGAAGCTATGTATTTTTTAACTCCAACAAATCCCTGCTTCATCTCTTTGAGAGCTGCTTTCTTCGGGTCTTGAGCAGCCTTTAGGGTTTCCTCAATCTTCTTCATACTCTCAGCACTGATCTCTCCAGAGTTAATCAAATCTCCAAGTTTCTCCACTTGGTCAAGGCTGAGACCAGTCATCTCAGACAGGACTAAATTAGCCTCTTGATTAGCTGGAGCTGACCCTCCAACTCCAGTGGTACCCAACTGACTGTACACCTCCTTGAACATGTTGATGGCACTGCCTTTGTTCTCTAAACCCACCTGCTGAGTCTTCAATGCATCATAGTACGTGGTCTGTCCTCCAGGTTTACCAAACCCCAAAGCCTGCAACATCATTGCTTGACCAGCTTCTCCTCCACCTGGACGCTGAATAGCTTGGTTCATTTGCCCAGCTACAGCAGCTCCGCGAGCCCCCTGAAAACCTGGGAGACCACTTTTCCCTAGCAAAGCCATAAAACCAGAAATATTACCGACATTAACTCTGCCTGCTACCCTCCCACCTATTTGTTGGGTAATCTGAGAAACACCTGCTAAAAATTCAGGCAGACGGCCTTTCTCTAGACCGGAGATCATTCCAGCTTCAATAGCCTTCGTCATCTCCTTCATGCCACTACTGTCTGTTTGGCCGTATTTGGTCTTTCCGCCAAAACCATAACCAGCTTGGCGAATAGATCCCATGTATCCACCAAGCTGACCCACATCCATGCCTGTGTATCTGGAGTACTGTTGAGCCCTAGAAACTGCCCCACCAGCTCCTGTAGACCTTGCCAGTCCCATAGCTTGGTAGGTAGTCTCAGTCGGTGTATAGCCCATAGAAACACCGGCTTTGTTGGTTCCAGCCATCTCTTTACGAGAAGCTAGACCAGATAAGCCAGCCCGAGCTGCCCCATATTGCATATAGGTTTGGTAAGCGTTAGAGGCACCAGAAGTGAGAAAACCTAAAACACCTCCTCCTATAGCGCTCAAACCTCTACCTACAGCCGATCCTGCACTTTGTCTAGTTATAGGTTTAGATAGACCTCCAAGACCAGCTCCTGCCATCATCGATCCAAAGAACCCCGATTTTCCTCCTCCTCCACCACCAGCTCCAGTAGCAGCTTTCTTCTGCTCCTTGAGCATGTTAAGAGTTTTCTTGATCGCGTCTTGCTTAGATTTTTCAGCTTTTACGGCTTCGTTAGCTGCTTTTTTTGCTGCTTTACTGACCTCTTCAGATCCCTTTACTTGCTCTCTCGAAGACTTCTTCGATTCACTAGAAATTCCAGCAACTTCTTTTTTGAAGTTCTTGAGGGCACTAGCAGCCTCTTTCATCTGAGACTTCAGCTTTTTCATTTCCAGCTGAAGTTCAATCAGAATTTGTGTTTTGTTATCTGGCATATCTAATCACTATCCATAATTTTCTGAGAACCCATCACCGAGATCTTTAGAAGCCTCTACTTTTTGTTGCCTCTTCATCCTCTTCTCTAAAGCTCGTCTCTCCTTCTCTCTGTCTTTGTCCGATAAACCCTCAGTAAGATCAGGTTCGTAACCTTCTGCAATCTCCCTCTCCCACTTGTCCAAGAGAGGATCTCCAGTCTGAAAGGTAACTTCCCCTGAAGGAGTCCTTTTTGCCTCCAGTGGATTGTCTGCGTAATGGTCCTCCCAAAATGAAGTTAAAAGATCAAGTAACGTTTGCTGCTGAAACGCCTCATGGGTCCAGGGTATTTTGTACTTCGCTTCCGCCCACCTTCTCAACAGATCCAGCAGTCCTGGGTTTCTCACTCGTTCCGCTGCTATTGCTTTTGCTGCCGCCGGAACCGTCAGAGGGGCTCCGGCGTTGGACCAAAAAACTGTTTTCAAACTCCATTATTTTCTCGTACACAATGCGAAGCAAGTCACCGTCGTAAATATTGTCCAAATTCCACCAAATAGGAGCCTGGCCTATGGATAATTCCAGATGAGCCAGCATACTGTTCATCCAGTCTGTCTCAGCGTCGATTCCACAACCAGGTTTGGACTCATCGTAATGATACCCGCCATTGAGCTGTGTTTTTTTAACGCCTATCCTTGCCAAATCTTTGATGCTCAGTTTCTTACATGTGAATTGTCCCGCATAGACTCGATTGTCAAATCTGGATCTATGCTCAATGTAGAATTGGTGAACATTTGGGATTGGGACTGCTTCCATACCTACTTGTTGGGGATGCATTGCCCTGCCCTGATACGGGTCCTGTTGACCTTGCTGTTGAAATGAGGGCTGAGCTTGATATTGCTGTGACTGCTGTGGCGCAGTATTACCTGATCCTTGACTCATAATAAACCTCTCCTTTGTTCACCAGGCTATAGGTGATATTGATTCAGAACTACGCTAATGCGCTTTCAGATTCGTCCTGAACCTTAATAGCAACAAAATTCACATTCTCAGTAACCAGACCTCGGGCGGTAATGTCCCACGAATGTCCAGCGGTTCGCACACCGGCAAATTGAGCAATGGGTCCACCCTTCGCACTGTCTACAGGCTCTGCATTCTCGATGGATGCGGTCATTGCACCAGAGGTGATGATTTTGTCTGGAGTCGGAAAGATTCCCTGAGCCTTCAGAGAATTTCCGATGATTCTGAAGATCTGTGCATTGAGAGTAGCACGATATGCTACTGGCACATGCTCTTTTACTTCTAGCAGGTCGAGTACATCCACGGGTTCATAGTCAATCGTTTCCTCGCCAGAAACTCCACCAGCGTAGCCGATGGTGCTCCCTTCGATCTTGAAACGGGCTCTAGGACCGGAAAACACTTGGGGTTGACCCGTCCACGATTCTACTGGATCGCCATAATTAGGCATAACACACTCCTTATGAATGTTGTTGAAATTCTCTACTGATATGTCTCAACGGACTTACTGAAGGCGGATCGTGGGAACTGATCCTAACCAGGGTAAGCCACTGGTATGAAAGTGGGCTCCTGGAGTTGGGAAAACCCAACCCCAAGAACCCGAATCCTGCGCCTGGTGGACAACAGGAGCTTGCTTAAAGTAACTAATTCCAGAATTAGTGTCAATAAATAATAACTCCTTGATATTGCTTACTTAGGCAGGGACTGTCCAAGCAGCAATTGTGGTACGCATTACTTCCAGCGCATCAGCAATCAGAATAAGTCCGCCACTTCCCAAACTACCCCCACCAGCTTGCGGAGAACCTATACTGAATGGTTCAGCATCTGCAGAAACGTCCATGTAGGCAGGAAGTGTCCCACCCAGTTGCTCAATAATGATCATTAGAGCGTTGATCAACGATGGTCCAGGTCCATAGGGGTCACTTTGGCTGTTTCCCATGCCTTTACTGCCAGTTAATTGGTCCAAACTAGCATCCACAGTAGACCAGTCAATCGTGAAAGTATCACCGACCGCAGGAGCAGCAGGAAGAGCCTCCATAAACCAGGCGTGATTAACAGTGTTGCTGTTTATCACTCGGGTCAGGCCAGCAAGAGCTGTTGTTACATTACCAGCGAAGGTAATGGTAGCCCCTATTAGGCTGTTCACCGTAGTAATTGCTGCATTGTCAATTACTGAATTGACAGAGCCAGCCTTAATATTGGCACAATGAGCATTGTACTTAGTCCTTAGCTCATTAGCCAACACAATCACCGATGCCAGATCAGAAGCATCTGGAGACCTGATTTTGTTAGTCAGCTCTGGACCATAGTGACCCGTGGCTCCGTTCAGTGCCAAGTGAATATTGAACTGCTCTTTGATAAGATTAGCCAAAGTGATTGAAGTTCCCAGAGTAGTAGCTGCTACTGCACCAGAAAGATCAGAAGTGACATCAGCACCAATATGCTCATTAGAACCAACAATGAGAAAATGTGCAGACATCCCACCACCTGATTCTCCAGTACCGTCATCCAATGCATTGAGCAAAGTGTTCGCTTCGGCCTGGTCTGTACAAAGTGGTGCCACTGAAATATTGTTAGTTGCGTCCGCAGCAGTGTGAACACCAACTCCTGTCAACGTCCCTGAATTACAGAGATCGGTGAATAGCCTGACGATGTCAGCTACCCTATTGCCCCTCACATAAGGAGCAGCAGAAAAAGAGTCGGTAAATGTCGCACCGTCCTCTACAGGACGCATTGTCACCTGCAACGCATCTAATTGAGCGTCAAGCAGGGCTGGGATTGAAATAGCCATTTTAGACCTCCACTAAGCCGACGATTGCGGCAGTTGCAAGAAAATTTCTGTTAACTGGAAGTTGATTCCCACTGCTGGGAAGCATTCCAACTTGATCCTGGCAATATCACCAGAAATTGACACCCGAATATTATGGAACGCATAGACTGGATTTCCGTCGTTGTCTTCGCTATCCACAATAATGTTTTCACCACGCAGCAACTCCAGATAAGAAGCAATAGACTCCTTGATGCTTGAAGCTGTAGCAGGTCGGGCTTTGCGTCCAGTAAACCGATCTTCCAAGAATGTCCGCAAACCGAAGCTTACATAACGAACAATGTCACGCACAGATCCCTCAGCATAAGCCAAGTTATCATCCTGTACGTATGTCGTCAGGTCACGTACCCATCGAGTACCCTTCCCTCGGATCGTTTCTGCAAACAAGATACCATTCTGGATGAACAGATTAGCATCCGTCTTTTCTCCGGGATCCCAGCTGCTGTCTTGACTCATCCCTGTGGTACGGAAGTACTTCCAGGTCAGAGGCTCGCCAACTTCTGAAACTCCACTACGCATACCAGCAGCAATAACTGCAGATACCCACTCGTCGAACTCGGTTAGATTACCGCTCACATCCAACAGGGTGTGACGCTGACATGTGAGAGCTACATCGGTATTGTTCAGTGAGTTAGCCTTCAAAACGATGGCATTCTTGTTGCCCTTCATTCCAATGTACCCACCACACTCATTCTTTGCTGCTCCCGAGCCGAGGCTTACGTGAACCGCTAATTGAGCTGCAACCGAAGCAAATGTAGCAGTTGATCCATACCCTTGATTCGCCAAATCTTCAGAGATCAGCGGAACCACATGGTTACATCTTACCTGAAGGAGCTTGTCAAAAGCTGCTTGCCAATTGCTGTTTGTACTAATCCCTCTCGTACCTCCTGAGAAGTATTTGAAGGTATCACCGGCAATTCCTACGCTACCGTCAGTGAACTCTGGACGACCACCACCAGCACCCGTTGAGGCACCTGCAGCTCTAACTGCTGTGATGAACGTATTTTTACCGTTGATGTCGTCAACGAACACCTGTAGATCGCGACGGAAGTGACCTTTCCAAACTACCGGAACATCGTAGGCAGCATTGGGAGGATCTTCAACAGCAGCTCTGTCATTCCTAATGTCAACTTCCGTAGCTCCGACATCGAAGTCAAAAGTCTTCATCAGAGTAGTTGCGCCATTGACCCCGTTTGGGACGTAGGCTCTGTAGTCACTGTAGCCGTTGATCTCATTTACAAACTCGGCCAATGTTTGATTGGCGTCGAAAGTGATATCTAGATCAGCGGCAGCTGCTGCACCATTTACAGCTATAGAAGTGGTGAAAGTTTTTGCTACACCATCTGTGCCTGCAATGGACGCAGTAGCTGCAGTTACGTACCGAAGTTCGTAGCTGTCGCCATACGGTCGACCGAGGCTTGGACCAGCAGGAACCGCTCCCGCAAGCCACGCTTCGTCCAAAGTAACTACTGGACCAGCAGCAGCAGTATTGCTTGCTATTGCTCTCATCGTTCCAGCAGCATCGCCACTAGTAACAACAAGAACCAACCCAGCAAGCTCGTTCAACGCGATGTCGAGATCTGCCTGAAGAGTAACAACGCTACCTAAACCGTCTGCACTGAAACCCGTGGTAGATTCGTAAATCATACCAGTTCTAACCTCATAATTTGTAGAGGTATCTGGAGTTCCTGTGAATGCAGCAGTAACAGTGATTTCGTCTGAAGTGTTGGACGCAATTTTGCGAAGGTTATCTACAGCCAAAACCCCTGCATCATCTGCATAAGCAAAGAAACCTTGCCAGTCATTGACTCCCCAGGTCTTGGTAGAATCAGTTATGGTAACGGTAGTTCCAGCAGTGGCCAGCCCAGAATCCTGCACAACAGCAGTTTTCTGACCGATGTACTCGATATCCAAGAACGATTTTCCACCGAGATCATCACTGATTTGGCTTTTCCCCTCAAAAGAAGTTGTCCATGCCTGACCAGATGAAGCTCCTGGTTCGTACTCTTGTTGGATACCATTTGCCGCTGCGGAATATTCTTTACTCCAAAGAGTTACTACTGGAGCAAGGAAAGTTACCGTAACGGTAGTTCCAGGAGCTGCATTGAATCCCGGAGACACTAGAGTAAGAGTGTCTGTAGTGTTTGACTCAATCTCTACATCCTCAACACCAGACCATGCACCATCAGCATAAGTTCCGATTCGTGCAAGATTTCCTACATGTTCATCGACGGTAAAA